GTACAGCCTCTTCAAGTTGTGTTTCATTTACCTCATCATAAACCATACTTGCAACATATCGAATCGGCCCAACTTCCACCATTGCAAGATTCAATTTGTTTTTCAATTCATATTTGTTATCTGACAAACCATCTATTTCATTTTCCAATTCTTCTATCTTTATTTTCAGAAGCGAAGTTTCATTGTCCATCTCTCCTATTTTTCTCAACCCTTTACTAATTGCACCAAGTTCAATGTACCTTTGAAGTGCTTGGTCTAAAGTATCTAATCTTCCTTGATATCTGTTTATCTGAGTTTGTCGTTGTCCTATCTTGAGATCAACTCTTTCTATTCGTTCTTTCAGTAAAGTTGTGGGGCTTGATTGTTCAATATGTGCTCGTGCTAAAAATCCAAAAATACCCAATGATGTAATAAACATCAACACAACTACCGACACTATAAAATAGGAACGAATTGTCACAGGACTCGTTTTCCAATTCTGGAATGTCCATGACGCAACAACCAGTTTTCCTATTTCAAGGACTACCCCCATAATAGCAATTGCAAGTTTGGCGCCCGCAAAGATTGCCATTAATCCAACTATTGAATAATAAGCTGCAACTGTAGATATAGCAAGTGCAACCAATAGAGTTAAAAGACCAAAAAACATTCGTTCTCATCCAAAAAAATCTTCAAGTGTTGAAATATGTTCTGTTTGCCATCCGACTGCTCCCATTACTGAAGACATGGGTTCGATGAATGCTTTTTGAAATTGCAAATCATAATCGATGTATTCCTCCAAACCAAATTCTTTGGGCAATTGATTAAGAATTGCAATTACTGTATCTCCAACAGGATTTGGTTTCTTGAGATATGCAAATTTAATTTTCTCTCCATCTTTTATAGTAGGATAAGCGTTAAGTAATTTCTTATCTTTCAATAATTTATTATAAATCAATGCACCTTTTACATGAATTGGCGAACCCTTAATATACAATTGAGCAGCATCGTAATACTTTGTTATTCCCCGAACAGAGCGAGGAAAAAATATATCCTCTGCTTTTAATGTCCGAAACTCTTCTCTGAACTCATCAATATAATTTATCGCATCTTCTTCTGTACCATTCATGATAATTTTAAAAATGTGTTTCATTTTATCTTTACATGCAGCTGGTGTTGAAGAACGAATTGCTTCAATCCCCATAATCTTGAGTTGTGGTTCTTCATATCGAATACCCTCTGCATCGTACACATTCATAATGTAACGTTTCTTTGCAGTCCAAAGTGCTCGGTCTGCAATATTTTCACGTTTCATTACCATCTTTTGTTCATATGCATTTACATATTCAGCAAGTTTCTGATAAGATTTATCTATGATTTTTTCCATTTGTTCAGAACAAACCTTATCTAAAAAATCAACTACTTTATTTTTATCATCAATTGTATCTCCATAAACCGTTTTTACCAAATCATCCATGCAAATATAAACTGAATCTGTATCAACCGCCACAACATAATCTTTTTCTTCTTCTGGTTTAAGTATTTCATTCAAATATCGATTGATTTCTTTTTCAATCCATTTAATAGAAAGTTGTCCAGATGTTGTAACGGCCTCAGCAATTCGTTGGTCAAAATAACGAAAATGTTCGTTCCCCATTGCACCAAAAGCAGAGTTGAGCGTAGTCTTTAGATTGTTCTGCATATTATGATATTGAGAAACCAATTTAGATAATACAGCTCTTTCTTTTGGATCTTTCTCTTTCTGCAACTTTTTCTTGGTTGCAATCATCTTTTTTTTATACTTTACACGATCATTATAAATTTGTTGCATCATCTCTGGCAGAAATCCTTGTACATCCTTTCGATAAAATTCATTGTTTGGGGTATAAGTAAGATTATATTTTTCTAAACCATCCAATGATTGTGTTTGGTCGAGTAATCCTTTTACACCTGGCCGGTCATCTTTAATCTTTTGTAATTCCTTAGGCAATTCATCCGTAATCAATGTTTCAGGACTCAAATTATATTGCATTATCAAATGAGGATACAAAGAATTCAAATCAAAGTTCACAACCCATTCATGAATTCCTATGATTGGTTCCTTAACAAATGCACCTTCAAAGTTTGAAGATTTACTAGCATGCTTCTTTGGTGGAATAACAATGTTTTTTCTTAAAAGATTGTTGAAAATTAATGTATCCCACATCCGAACTTGGCCGAATGTATTTCCGTAATTCACTTTGCAAAGATATGCAAGTGCAACTAACATTTCAAGTAATTTTAATTTACTTTCTAATTCTTCAACTAATTCTACATCTTTAATATTGTATTCAATAAACTTCTGATAATCATTTTTGTAAAGAAGATGAAGAGAACCCTGCTCAGAATAATCAAGTTTACCTTCTCCCAACTCAATAAATGCAATATGATCAAGTCGATATGACTCTTGATTAGTATAAGTAAATTTACGATACATTGATAAATAATCAAGTGTTTCCACACCAATTATGTTATAAGCTTGAAGTTCTTTTCCACCCATTCCAAACAAAGTATAAGGATGAATCTTTCTCCATGGCGAAAGTAATCGGTATGGATTTTTCTTTTCATCGAAGAGCCGTTTTGCACGATTAACCAAATATGGAATATCAAATGTTTCTATGTTCCATCCTGTAACAATATCTGGTGATTCCTTATCCCACATTTCAAAGAACTTTTGAAGTAATGCCCGTTCACTATCGAATCGAAAATAATAAACATTTTCCCTATCATGAATAAATTCTTCCCTACCAAAAACATAACACTTACCATTTATTTTCATTGTAATTGCAGTAACTTCTTCGTTTGCAGTTTCGATATCTGGAAATCCATTCTCAGAGCCAGTTTCTATATCAAGATATGCAATACGAATCTGTGAGATATCGTAATTAATATGTTCTTCTGGAAAGTATTCTGCAATAAAAGAAAACTCAAACTTATCATTTCCGTAAATATTAAAGTTGTCTATTTCTTTGTACTTACGAATGAATTCCCGACACTCTTTAATGGAACCCGGCCGAATTTCTCCTACTGGTTTTCCTTCAAGAGTCCGAAATTTAGTTTTTTCTTTGGTAGGAATATAGAGTGTTGGTTTATACTCTACACGATCTTTGAATCGTTGGCCATCTTTAGAGATGCCACGGAATAAAATATTATTTCCCAAGCAGTGTACATTTGTATAAAAACTCATTTATTCTTTTTTATCAAATTTGTGATACTTAACATAATCAATGTTTAATTCATCTAACTTATTATAACATATTAAAATGTGTTTGTCAATCCAATTCTTTTTTGTATTGAATTGTCCAGCAACAAAAAGAAATTGAAGATATAATAACCATATGTATTTCATGAAAGTAGACCATTTTTATATTGTGTCTTCCCCCTAATTCTCAAAGCAGTCATTGTTTTTCCACGATTACTACCATCTTTTTTATAAGAACAATGTATCCAACCGCTATGTGGATCTTTACCATCATAAAATTCCAGAATGAGTTGATCAAAATCCAAATTTTTAGCAATCCACGCTGCAAGTTTTGGATTAGAAATTCTAGAAGATTCAAAATCAGCGGCCTCACCATTGCAATGTTGACTTGTTTTTGAACCGCCCACTTTTGCATTCAATGCAAGAGAACGATAACCGCTATTGATACGAATCGGCCCAAATTCTTCTCTTACTGGTTGCAAAATATGATTGCAAAGATTTACTAAATTGATAACATGTTCAACTGTTGGTTCATTTGAAACATTAAGACGTTGAGCAGTTGAACTTTTTATCATTTCTAAATATGAAAAATTCTTAGTTAAATACATAATTATCCTTGTATAATTTTAATTTCCTTTGTATTAGGATCAAATCTCACTTTAAATTCAACCTCTATAGGAAGGAATTTTCCATCCTTGAAAGGTATGGGCAACTTTCCTTCTATTGCACCAGATAATGCATCTTTTATGTTATCAAATGGATGTTCTGGATCATCTGCAAGTATTTCTTCTAATTCATTTTTAGCATCGTCTGGAAGAATATCATCAATCATTTTTTCAACATGTTCTTTTGCTAGACTCTGTGCTTTGTCAATAACAAGACCTGATATAACATTAAATAACATTCCCGCTAATGGAAACATAATTGTTCTCCTTTTAAAATTTTCAAAATAAAAACCCCCCCACTAAAGTATATATTCTTTGGTGGGAGGGGAAAAGTAACTTTACTTCTTTTTGTGTTCAATCACATTTGACATAGTGATTGGAACAATTCGTGGTTTCTTTTCCTCTGGAACCACTTTCTCCAAATTGATGTTCAGAAGACCGTTCTGGAACTCGGCTCCGTTGACAATCATGTCATCAGAAAGAGTCCATTTACGAGCGAAAGACCGTCTGGCAATTCCCCGATGAACGTATTCGGTTTCAACCGTGTCCTTGTCTTCTTTAGAACGAACAGAAAGAACTCCATCCGCCACTTCAACTTCAATATCACGTTCAGAGAATCCTGCAAGGGCAATCTCAATAACGTAATTGTAGTCATCTACCTTACGAATATTGTAAGGTGGATATCCACTTTCTTGTTGAGTTGGGGAAAAGTTCATCAAACGATCAAACATGGTATCAAACCCTACGGTAAGACCCATAAAACGTTCTAGATCGCCTGCTGTGAAATTAGTGTGATGTGCTAATGTAACCATAATGCCTCCTTATTTAAGCGAGGTTATTGAAAAATCTCCCATCCTTAGCACAGGACTAGGAGAGGTAATACGAGGCCACCACGATGATGCACCTCAATCACGCCATCCTTCACCCTTACATAGATGAAGGAGGCGATGTCTTAAAACTATCCAAATCAATTTTATTAGTGAATTTTCTGCATAACTTCCTGCATCATCCACTAATAGTGTATATTTTGTTTTCATAATTATTTATACTCTAAGTGAAATAATTGAAATTTATAACAATTTTTACTTTTTCATCTGAGCAAGATGATCCTGTATGTTTTAAATTTGCAGGAAATGTTACTAATCTGTTTTCTATACTCTCAAATGATGCACCAGTTTCAAATTTAGTATATCCATTATTTGAATTAATGTACAATATTGAAGTAGTCCAGTGTTTGGCTTGTTCTGGTGTAAAATCTGAAACATCATAATGAAATTCATTCTCTATTATTTTTGGTGTTCTGGTAAGAAGATTCGCTTTAATACGATATAACGATTTCATTTCTATTGCTCGAAATACTGGAGCAAGTATAGAATAATCTGGACTTATGGGTTTACAATTCTGATAAAACAAATGTACAAATTGAAACTTATCTCCTTCTTCATCAATGCGATCTATAACTGGCATAAATCTCCATTGAAAATCTGGACTCATCATATAAGTTTGTAATTTCTTGAACTCATCATGTTTCAAAAAACCATCAATAATAACTGGATTCATATTAGTTTATTTTATATCGCCTATCAACCATTCTGACCTCACTTTGACCTTGATCGTAAATATGCACTTCTTTGATTGGGCCGTCAATATTCTTATCCCAATAATTTAAAAATTTAGTTATGCGTGGAAATTCTGGTATTTGGTCTTCGGTCTGCCACATGAATTCGTTCACTATGTGTAAATAATCTGGTATGTAATATACTACTTGAACGGTAACAACCGTCCATTTGTGTAAAATATGAGCCAAAATTATTCCTTTCCGGTTGAACCAAATCCTCCATCTCTATCGGTTTTTCTTTCTGGTTGTTCACTTATTTCTTCTAAGATACATATTTCATCTTTAAAAAGTTCTCCCTGACAAATCCGTTCATTGTGTTTCACATATTGCGTTGTTCCGCTGATATTAGTTATCATCGCATAAACAGGTTCCACGTAATCTGAATCAATTATGCCCGTGTTGTTCGCTAGGGTCAAACCTTGTTTCAATGCCAGGCCTGATCTTGGATGTAGTCTCATTGAATATCCATTTGGAATATCAAAAATAAGTCCTGTAGGTATCAGAATTCGTTCATTAGAATTGACTTGTACCCTTCCATTTTGCACCAATCTATTTCTTATTTCCAACTCTTCAAAATGATTTATATATACCGAAACCGTAGAGTTGTCTGGTAAAAAAGAGTACAAGTCAAAACATGCTGAACCGCTTGTAGCTCGTTTGGGGTCTTTTACACTTGAAAATAATTTATAAAATTGTAAATCACTCGTCATTCTCATCAGAATCCCTTTTATTCCCAATATTATATTTGGGAGTAAGCTCCCATTCATCCTTTTCCTTGAAGGAAAGAATTTTCAACTGGCTTAATGGCACAGTAAGTTCTGATGATTTATCTGTTTCTACCAATTCAATCAATTCCCATTCTGCGAGAAGATTGGCAATAGTATTTCGTCTTGCTTCATCATTTTCAGAAAAATTAGTTGTTTTTCCGTCTAATGCAAACAATTCTTTAAAATGTACTATGTAATATTTTCCCTGCTTGTGCAGGATATGACATGACTGAAATAAAGTTTTTTCTTTGCGTGATGCAATTCCGATTCGTGTAAGGGTTTCTCGTACCTTGAGAAAATCATCGGGTTCTTTTAGTGTTACTTCAATCATCGCTTGAATTATGTTTTCGCTCATTTTGTCCTTTCAAACCACCTGTATCAATTCTTTGTTTAATAATATCCAGTTGCGAATCATCAAGTAAAGAAGAGTATTCTCTCGCTTTCGCATAACTGCACTTATAATATTCTTTGATTAATTCGAGTACTCCATTGTTTTCACGTTTCAACCATTTTCCATACCGTTTCTTCGGTCTGATTATATTTAGAAAAAAGTCGAATTGAAGTTTCGGATCTAGGTGATTTAGAAAGTTCATTTCATTTGCATAAAGGGCCGTATCGTGATTAAAACTCAATGCACGATTTATAATGAACTGTTTATACTCCCTTTCTAATTCAGGAGTTTCATCCATCAGATTTATCTTACCATAATTAATCTGTTTCACAAAATCAAACGGGCTCATACGAACTCACATTCTGCCATTAATTCAACCAAACAAGCAACAAGATTTACTTCTTGATCTGCGACAAAGGCCGATTTGTATTGATAATCTGCAATAATTAATACTGCTGGAGGAATAGAAGATTTTTCCAATACATCATATAATTTATCATAAATTTTACGATAAACTGATATTGGATCGTTATCCACATTTGAAGTAACCCATTGGCGCATGTTTTGGAAATTCTTTTCTCGTAATGTAGAAATTAATAAATTCAAATTCAATTCACCAATATTCGCAAGAATACCAGAATCAATATCTCCCGAAGTTGAATATCTTTGCAATTCATTTATCACTCTCCGAAAATCTGGAAAGTGTTTATTGATTAATTCTACAATTACTTTTTTGTCATGAGTTATATTTTCTGATGCTAACATGGACACACATCGTTCCATGAACAGGGCTGCGATATGTGGTTTTTCTTCTTTGTTCAACCCAAAATCCACGACTGCACATCGTGAATGAATCGGATCTATAATTCGATTTTTGTAATTACAAGTGAAAATAAACGAACAATTTTCTGCAAACTTTTCAATGAAGTTTCTCATGGCTGGTTGAACAGAATCGGGATTCATATAATCCGCTTCATCTATAATCACAATCTTTCTACCGCCCCCGAAAGAGATAGTAGAACAAAATTGAGTCAACTTGGTTCGCAGGGTATCGATCATTCTACCCTCATCTGAACCATTGATAATTATGTAATCGCTATTTGTTTGTTCACATAGTGCTCGTGCTGCAGATGTCTTACCAACTCCTGGCGGCCCTGTGAACATGAGATTGGGAATCTTTTCATCTTTTACAAGGTCTGATAAAGTTCCCTTAATTGTTTCGGAAAGTATACATTCATCGATGGTCTTGGGCCTATATCCCTCCGCCCATAATAAAGATTCGGTCATAATAATTATTCCTCATAAGTAGAATTTTGTTCAAGTGCAATCCAATAATTTAGAGTATCGCCCTTTCTTGTAAAATGTGATATACGTTTGGATGAAAGAGAAACGTCATATGTTCCTTCCATAATTTTGTTTAGATTTTCAGTTTTAAAAATCATACGAAATGTCTTATCAGTTGCCCCAACTTTGGTTGAAAAAATATCAGATGATACATTACCTGTATCGGACACTACGAGTTGTATATCCGTACCATTTCCTTCAACAATAACTTCTGGAAGTCCCAAAGTATTGGCTGCATTAATTGTTTTTCTGAATAGTTCTTGTGTCAATTCAAAATTAATTTCTGCATCTGGAAAAGTTATATCTTTTTCTGGTGGTGTTTGAAACATTGAACTGCTCCCACAATAACGATACGTTGCTTCATGATTATCATCGGTAATACTAACTCCATTGTCAGTAAAATCTAACTCTGGATTATTAAATAAATCCAAAGTTCCCAAAAAACGACCCAATTCATATATTGAAAATGTTTGTGGGAAGTCTTCTTCTATCTCAACCGAAGCCAGAATTGTATTGAGGGGCGAAACTGTTTTAAGTACGTTCCCTTCACGAAATTCTAAACTCTGATTGATGTTTGCATAATTTTTCAAAAGATTGGTTGTTCTTTCACTTACTTTCATTTTATTCTCCATTTCAGTTTTTATTAATAGTATAATTATAACAATTTTTTAACACATTGTCAAGTTATTTTTTCTTTCTTTTTGTTGTTTTCTTTCTTCGTTTTGCATGTCCGCTTATTTTCGCAGTATCCAATCCATGAGCTGCAAATTCGAGATTCGCTAAACTCGCCATCGAACCAGAAAAAACATAAGAACCCATGTGTCCCAATTTCATCCAAGGACAAAGATAAATGTTATATCCAATCCTACGAACAAACTGACAAAAGAAATAATCCTCAGAAAGATATCGATCACTTCCACCAGCAATATCACCCAAATAGGCTATTGAATCAATCACCGTATCAAAATACGCATGAATATTTCTATCACCTTTGAAATGTTCTGAACGATTATGATCTGGCGTATAACTAAATTGGGGATATGCTTCACGAAAATCATCAAACACTTTCTTTTTAATCATCATAAAACCTGTACCAATTTCCAGAACATCAACTGGTTCTGCAACTTGAATTTTGTGTGTATTTTCTACTGGATTAAAAACATAATCACCTGTGTATTCTGCTAAAACTTCGGGATCTTCATCTGCAAGGCCCGAATCGACTGCATTACGAACTTTCTCCCATGCAATACATTTCTTTGGATAAGGGCCACCAATGATATCTTTGTCCAGTGCGGCCAAAGTAAGTACATCATTTGGATCAAAATGAATATCCGCATCAATAAACATGAGATGTGTATAATGACTTCTCATAAATTCATCACACAAATAATTTCTTGCTCGTGGAATTAAGGATTCATTAAAAAGATAAAAATATTTTAAATCCATTTCATATTTGGTTGCAAGTGTTGCCAAATCACAACAAGCCTTTGTGTACATTCCGCTGCACATTCCACCAAACATTGGCGTACAAACCATAATCTTTTTTTCTCGCAATTCTTCTACTGGTATTTTTACTTCCATAATTAGTACATCTCAATAAATTTGGTTAATTGTTCTCTGTTAAGGTTCGGTAAATTCACATGTTCAAAATATGTTTTTATTTTGGAATAATTTTCTAGGATGTCATTTTCTTTTCCACCATAACGAATTTTCTTTGGAATGATAGTAGGATTTTCTGTATTGTCTGTGATGTATCCCAATCTAATCCACGGCTCCAACATCCAAAACCATGTACTTTCACAAGTAATATTATTACATACTGTTTTTATACTATCTAAAATTCTTAGTACATCATCATATTCATAATGATCAATTGACAAAAAATCACAACTACCCTTGTAGTCGTTTGCATCACAATTAATGATTTCAATTTTGTCTGACCATTTTGTACCAATGTCCTTGTGATAATCTATTACTTCTTTGAACTTTTCCAGTACTGTTATTTTCGTTACTTCTGGTTTGGACGCCAACCATTGTTCTCTTATACCAAATCCCAATCCTGTACAAATAACATGACCTCTGGCCAATTTGTAATGAGAATAAAACTGAGATGCGGAACCATGTTTTTCATCTAAAACCATCCATTGAACACCATCCATCGTAAATTGCCAAAACGGAACATCATAAATTTTTCTACGTTTGTCTAACCATACATTTATGCCATTATTATCATACGATTTGATAATTGGCGGAATATATCCTAGTACTTTTAGTTCGTTTGGAACAGTTTCACTAAATGCAGGTTTGTCCATAATCAGTAGATACAGAAATAGAACGATGATCAGAGGTTGACCACCATTCTATTATATATTACTTTCTTTTTTACCAAGGCTTGAAATCTTCTTTTTCTTCAGTTTCAGTCGATTCAGAATCTTCACCTTCTTCAGTTTCATCCGAAGGCATCGAAACTTTTTCATCCAACTTGGTATACAAGTCCATGAAAGTTTCTTTGGTTTGATCATCGAACCTTGCAACACACATTGCAATTGCTTTCATGCGATCTTTGAAGATCGAAAATGCCTGAACAATGTGAACCAAACGGCGAGTGGCGATAATTTCATCACATCCACCATCATAAAAGGTTTTACGAATCAAGTCCGCCCAGTCAACAAGTTTTCCAGAAAATTCTTCATCCAGACAACCAAGAGAAAACATCAACTTATTGATGA